AGTTGTAACATTACACTCCCTCCACATCTACTACCATTGCTAATACAGTACAGGGCTGTGGTGTATCTGATACTACATAAACAGTTTGTAAGAACTCATTAGCATTACTTAACCAAACCTCCGCATCTTCAGTATTTAAAGCTGTTGTGCTTTCAAATCTAACTGAATCAAGGTCTGTTTCTGTTTGCCCTACTTTAGCTGACAATGTATCTTTAAATCTAATTGTTGCTTTTTGTATAGCTTTTTTAGATCCTTGAGTTGATCCTCTACTATATTGAATATCTTGATACAACGGAGCTAGTGTAGATGTATATGGTAATCCTACAATTACATTAGCATTGGTTTGACTACCTACATTAATAGCTCCACCAGAAACAGTAGCTGTTTGTGCAGTACCACCATTAACTTTATATGTTACTGTTTTATTTTCTAAATGGTTTAGTCCAGTAAAACTGCTACCAGTAAAATTTTTGTTTCTAACATAAAGATCTAATCCGCTATACTTTTTAGTATATGCACTTTCATGTATTTGTGGGTCAAACTGTACTAGGTATCTATCACCAAGTATTCTAGGCTGTATACCTTCGCCTGATTTCACTGTTTGAACTTCACCTGTTCCTGTATCTTCAATATAAAGATCAATGTTGTATTCGCCTATAGAATCGTAAGTAAGAGTAACTTTAGTTTGATTACCACTATCTTCAGTAGCATCTATAATAACAGTAGGGTCACCTTCAAACTCAATAAATGCATCATTTGCTTCTTTGCTACCACTAACATTCCATAAAAGTATTTCTACACCACAAATGTCACCGTCAGCAAACGTCATAGTTTTAGAAAAGTTTGTGTTAAGAGATGGTGAACCTGTATTATACAACGTATCATTACTAGAAGTAGAAAGACCTGTAGCAAATGTATTAACTCTAGGTGTAGCAAATACAGCAGATGCTAAGAAGTGATTTTTTAAATTATAAATACCACCTGTTTGTGCTTTAAGAGCTGTGCTATTATCAGTTAAATTAATAATAGTTCCACTTGAATCTTTTAGTGTAATAATTCTATTAGGCGTTTGATCACCGCTACTAGCAATAATTTCTTTTAAGAAATAAGTTTGTCCATGTACTAACCCACCAATGTCTGGAGTTCTGTTTGGAGAAACAGTATTGTTTAAATAAACAACAGGTATACTTATATGATCAGATGTAAATGGATGACCATTACCTGTTAGAGCAATTGTTCCACTACCAACCGATACAGTCCAATCAGTACCACCTCCTCCTATAACGGGAAATTCACCATTAGTATAAGCGTGTTTGCAAATTATTTGTGATGTTTCTGTATTAATTATTTGCCACTCTACACCATGAATAGTACCTTGTTCAGCACTTGTTGCTCCTACGGTTAGCTCTTTATTAACCTGAATAGTATGAGTGCCACTATCCCATGCAGGTTGATTAAATCTGTCTTCTGTAAGAGCATAAGCTACGTTTACTGCTGAATCACTATGACCAGATACTGTTAATGTTTCAGGAACAATGTGTATTCTTTCGTTAGTAGGAGTTGTACTTTTAAATCTTCCCTTAAACCCATATACATCTGCAGTTATGTTAGATATAGAACCTGAAGTTCCGTTGGTTTGGTTTACTGGCAACACAATAGCTGATGCTTCACCTGAGCCATGCACAATTCTAGGTGTAACGTGTTTAGTTGGATCAGCAGTAATTTCAATTTCTTGACCATCTGTTGCACCACCAGTTTGATCTTCTCTTGAAGACGCAATCGTTATGTTAAATTTACCAACATTTAATCCTGTAATAGCATCGTCAGGATTTTTAATTGTGAGGTAAACTTTATCTTCTCTGTTTACTTGTGGAATAACTGCTACAGATTCTACTGTTCCGTCAAAGGTGTGTCTATGCCACGCAAATGTATTAGTTTCTCTTTCGTATGTTAACCCAACAAGATCACCATTATTACAAACTACCCATATAATAGTAGCAGGTTGAGTTTGTACTGCAATCTCTTTAACACCCTCTCCAATAATATGTTCTGCAATTAATGTTAAATCTCTAGCAAGATAATCGTTTTGGTTATTTTGAAGATACCACTCACGAATTTTTTTACCCTGACGCATAATAAATAAAATAGCAGAGTTAACTAGTACACCTTGAGCATTAGATGACCCATATTCAGATCGTCTTTTTAAATTTAATTGTGAAGGCGTTACAGGTAAAGATTGATTGCCTGAACCTAGTGTCCATTCGCTTGATCTAGTACCAATGTTTAACTCTCTGCCTGCACACAACCATGTAATTTCGTCTTGTGTTAATGAGTTAAATTTTAAGTCTAATGCCGCTGTATCCTCTGATCCAATAGTAAAATTATTAAGATCATCAATTTTGCTCATCCATAATCTGTTAGGAAACTTTTTATTACCTCCTAAACATAATCTGTTTTCAAAAATACTAATACTGTTGGGATAACCGTTTTTACTAGAAAAAGCACTTTCTTGAGAAGCTACAATTTTAGGAAGACTTTTAGCCCATAAACCTTTGTTTCTTTGCGACTTAAATGTAGCATTTCCCGAACTATAATCATTCAGTACAAATTTTCTTGTCGCTTGATAGTAGTCAACTTCCCCATCAAATGTTAATTTTAATAATTTTGGATTGTTACCTATAGCTCCATCAGTAGTGTCAGGATCTTTATAAAGAATAATAATGTTTACATCCGAACTTGTAGCTCTATCTATATTAGAATCATCTATTACAACTTTAATCGCATAACCTTGTTTTGTAGTAGAACCGACATCATCTAGTCCATCTGCAGTAGCTATAAAAGTATCTCCAACATTTACAGTATCATCTGATGAACTAAAACCTACACTTCTTACATAATCATATGTTGCTTTGCTTGTATCGTTAGTAGCATCTCGTGTCGCAACAGCTGTAATAAATTTATATTTAGTTCCTACAATAAGCTCTGATGCTCCTAAAAGTTTTTCAGCAGGAATAGAATCCATACCCCAAAATGTTTTATCTATAACAGCACCATCACTATCCGATATAGTATGATTTAATCCAGTATCTTTATATGCAAGATTTCTAAATACAATTTTATTTTGACGATCATCTAAACATAACAAGTAACCATTTAGATATACAGTATCCATTTGATCTCGAACCATTGTTCTTGAATCAGTTATACTACTAGAGCCAGAGGATGGATTGTTATATGGAGGCTCTTGACCTAATCTATGATCATGTACACTAAACGTACCATTAGCTGTGGTTTTATTTCTTTTGCCGTATTGATAACCAACTAAATAATATTTATAATTTTTTCCATCTACATCTACAGTATAACGACCTATAGATTGATACGGTTTGTTTTTTCCTGCTCTCCATTTTTCGTGAGCTTTCCAATAAAATTTACCGTTACCAAACCCTAGGCCTGTAATACCAAACACATTGTGTTCTTTATTTTCTGGTCTAGCGAACAATGTTTTAATTTGAGTGTCACCTATATTTCCTGAAGCAAAATCTGACTCAGAAAAATAGTTAATTTTCATTTGAGTAAACTGTGTTGCCTGAGCAGTTCCTTGAGCTTTATCACGCATAACAACGTAAAGGTTGCCATCATTCGCAGAAGCAATTCCAAAATGAGCTTGCCCTGACTCTTGTCCACGACCTGTTGCTCCTGTAGTATATTGATTACTATATGTTAATGACTTAATTACTTGATTACTTAATGTGCCATCACTTAAATCATAATCGTATCGTACAACTTTATCATCGTTTGTTAGTGCATACATATAGGGTGTAGAACCAAATGTAGAAAAACACATATCAATAAAATCTATTTCATTATTAGAAAAATCACCACCTGTTCCTAAAGCACTAATAGCACGACTACCTTTAGTTCCGTGACCAGCTACAGCATCAAAATCTCCTACGAAAGTGATCTTATCTCCTTTTTCATATAAATGAGCGGCGCCAATACTAAAAGTACTATTTAAGTATCCTTCTTCTATATCTTGCAAAGGAGAAATTAAAAAACCTCTTGCAGTTCGATTGTCTACATCAACAGAATCAATTCTAAATAACGCTGTAAGAAAAGGGTCATCTACTTTTATTCTCATTATTGCATCATCCGTACTACTATCGGCAGGATAAAATCTTAACCTAATAAAAGTATTCGCACCTTCTTTTTCTGTTGAAGCAAATGTTCTGTTTGTATAGTTACCACTAGAATCAGTATTTGTTGCTACTGCTTTGGCACTTGTATCTACTAATGTAAACTCAGGAGAAAATGAGTCACCGCCGTCTGTGCTTTTTTCTAAAACAATTTTACCTTGCCAATTACTACCTGCAGATTCTATCTCATAGTTTGCATAAGATGTATTAATTGCTGTAGTTGTGCCACCCGCTAAGGCTTCAGATATAGAAGTATTAAGTACATTTCTTTTTTGTTTTAATACTAAAAAAGACCCTACATGAGTTTCTTCAAAATAATCAGAACCTGCAGTAACAGTACACTCGCCTGAAATAGAACTAACAGAAAAATCAACATCTAAATCATTCCCTATAGGAGGAAAAACATATTCTAATTCAGTTAAAATAAATTTATCATCTTCCTGTCGGATTAATTGTTGCACAGGATAGTCTTCGCTAGATATAAATAATACATCATTTGACTGAACAAACTTTAATTTTTGCAAAACTTCGTCAGGAAAAATTGTAGTAATAGAAGTAACTAATAAGTTATCTTTAAAAATTGATACTTGGTAATTAGTAAAACATAATACAAATGTTTCTTTTGCATTTAATATAAAAGAATATAATTTAGTTTCTCCAACAGGAATAGACAAGCTGTCTGTAAACTCATGTACAAACTCTGTAGAAGGTCTTTTAGTAGCACCACCGTATTCTAACGGAATAAAGTTTTCCATTTTAATACAGGATTTATCATATATCTCATTGTCAGTTCTAGCATATACATATGGAGATACTTCTCCTCCATTAAAAGCATTAATAACTTTTTTAGCCATAACGCCTCCTAACTAAAACTACCATATGATGTTTGTGAAAATGGTGGATATGAGTTGTTGTATGATGAGTTAGATGTATATGTAGCTTCTAACCACTCGCTATCAATAGTAGGTGGATCAAGACGCTCTGTGCCGTTAACACGCCGTGCTTCTGGCATAATTACAGAGTTAAACTCTTGTAATAAAAATTCATACATTTTTAAATCACCAGTAATTGGTATAGCCATACGAGCGGCTAGTAATGTAATAAACGCTTGTGCAAATAAAGAATCCATTGCGACAGGGTCAGGAATACCATCATAACATAAAAATACTTTTTCTTCATTAGTTAATATAGCGTTACCTTCTATTACCCAATCAACACGAGGTTTCATAAATTTATATACTTCTGCTGAGTTAGTAAGATAAAATGATCTTATAGCATCGGTAGGAAGTGCAAATGAAAAATCATATTCAAAGTCTGGTTTTACTGCAGTTACTGAAACTACTCCATGATCAGCACCGCCACTATATGTATGTCCTACAGGAGTATATGTATTATCACCAGTAAGATCACCTGTTGATGTAGTTCCATCCCCTGCGGCTGATGCTAAACCACTAATACCCCATACACCTTTATCTCCCTTACTATTATAATTTTGGTAATCAAATGAAATTGTAAGACCTGTAGTTACTGTAGGATCCGTAAAATATTTAGGTCTTCCAGCGAAAGATAAAGTTTCTGATGCAAATAAAGTTGTACCTGTTCCTCCACCTATAGAAGCAACATTACCACCTTGAGTTTCTACAAGAATTTCATATGGAGAAAGTCGCTGTCGTTTTTTACAACAGTTCCAAGAATGCATTCGAGTTAACTCTCCAAGAGTTTGTTCGTAATGTAAGTTAACTGTTTTTGCGTGAGATATTGTGTTGGCTGTTATCTCAGAGTCGCTTAATGTGAGACGCTCACTACCAAGTTTGCTGAGTGCAAGATTAATTATATTTGTTTTAGTAAGAGCCATAATAAAAAAAAGGGTAAGGGGAGGTTGCCCTCCCCAATGTATTACTCGTTTGTAGCGATTAGGATGTATCCAGAAATTGTAACTGATTGATTTACATCAGAGTCAGTTGTTACAATTAATGTCTTTCCTCCTAAGTCAACACTACCTGTCGCACTACCAGTAGTAGGAAATGCAATGCTTCCTGCCGCAGATGTAGCACCTGAAGTACCTACTGCATCAGTATCATCCGCATGACCAACAAGAATAGTAGAGTTAGTGCTACCACTATTTGGGTCTGTGAAGAACAAGCTCGCACCAATTAAGCGTGCTTCCTGTGGAAGAACACCACTAATAGTGTGAGTTCCTGCACCTGTGCCTGTTGCTAAGGATACTGGAATTGCTTGAACATTTCCACGATAGTTAGACTTTGTAACGATACCAGAATTTAGGTTTGTTACTTCTGTAGAATTAGCCATAATTAATCTCCTTACTGCTTACAAGCGATTGCGATAACTTTTTCTTCTTCCATACGAACAGCACCGAACTCGGCTTTCATGTAAGCATAGTAGTTGAACGACTTATCAGCACGCTCACTAATTTTAGTTGTCATGTCTGGATTAACTTCAAACAACGCAGCATCTTGGATCATTGCATAACAAGCACGAGTTGCTGTACTGTCTGTGTCTTTCCAAACGCCTGTGTCTGTATTAACATCAACATCTAAATCAATGTTAAAGTCAGCAGAAGCAGTTGGGTTAGCTGTGCTATGGAAAGGAACAATATTAGAAATACAGAAGCTCGCACCCATGTAGTCATAAATTTGTCCTGCACCTTGCTCGTTAACCTTAGCACCGCCACGATTATCGAAGTCAGTGAAGTTAGTGTCGTTCATGATGTCCTGCCACTGATGCCAAGAAATCTTAAACAAAGGCTTCTGAGTTTCAATGTCAACAGACTGATTACCGAACTGAGTCAATGTTTCAAGGAATTTAGCGTAGTTAAATCCAAGAGGAGTAGATCCTCCTGCACCATCAAAATCTACGTTAATGATACCTTTTTCATAAGAACCAGATATATCAGTAATCTTACCTGAAACACCAAAGTTTACTGCACTAGAACCGTCAACGCCACCAAAACTACCTGAATTAAGTAGTGCTTGGTCGATAACTAAGTCTTCTTGACGAAGAAACTTGTTCTTCATAACAGTTAACTTTTGTGAACGAGGATCAACACCCATCTTGCTCAAGTCAGCCCAATCCATGAATTGGCCGTCTTGAAATTGATTACGAGTAATTTTACGTCTGCTATAATCAATGTCAGATACAGGAGAATCTCCGAAACGATTGGTTACCTTGCTAGGCAAACCACCACCAGTTGTTCTTTGGTAAATACCTTCTTTACGGAACAGATCGCCTGTAGCGAGCTGAATGTAAGGACGCATTTTACCACCTTTTGTTTCGACCGTTTCACGAATAGCACGGTCAAAACCAGTAATATAAGTATTAAGCAGATTACCCGCCATAATACACCTCCATAATTAATAATTTAATATACAAGTTTTAGTCGGCTCTGAGTATCCTCACCGTGAGGGTCTAGCCTGATATAAGGTTCTCACCCCAGATTATCTTTCGGGCTTTAAAAGGTTTCCGCTTCAAATCTGCCTGACTTATATGTAATAACTACAAATATGTCAAGTTAAAACTTATGAAATCTTCTCAAGAAATGCTAAACGCTGTTTTAACATCTGTTGATATGTAACATCGCTTGTACTTCCTTCGTAGTTTCTCATTTCTTCTTCCAATAAATCAAGTTGATCAGAAATAGTAGCTACATTTTGTTCTACGCCACTTTCAATAATCTCATCTTCGCTAATTATAGGAACAATATTTTCAAATACAGCTTTAATAAAGTCTACATTATTGCCAATAGCAGGATCATCTTTAAACTCTTCAAGCCCAAGATAGTCCATTACGTTGGCTACTTTACCCATGTTGTATTCAAACTTATCACCAGTCCACTCTTTACGAAGCGTGTCTTCTGCTTCACGAACAGATAGCTCTTCATTTTGTTCTATTTGTTGAAGGTCAGCAGAACCGCTTTCAATTTCCCAATCAGCGATTGCTTGAGCTTGTTCAACTGTAAGACCAACTTTGTGAGCCAACTCTTTAAAAGAACCAAGCCTTGCTTCGTCCAACTCTGTACCCTCGGGTATTTCTCCAGTAGTGATTTCATATTCATCCACCTCATTTGGAATGTTCATTATCTCTCGCCGTCTGGCGATGTCGTTTTGATCTTCTGAAAGCCAAAAATCTTCTGCTTTCTTTCCGACTTGCGACTGAGCATTGATTGCTCCTTTAACTAAGTCTGTTACATTATCGTACTTAGACCATATCGAGTGCTTACCTAAATCATCAGGTAGGGCATCTCGCCATGTTTCGTTAAACTTGCCCTCATCATTTAAGATGTTTAGAGGCTGTGTTGCAGTTTCCTCAACTGAGGGTGCTTCAACAGGTGTCTCTACTTCTTCGCTCATTTATTCTCCTATGTTAGCGTTTGTATGTTTTTTTAACTGCCTTCTTAGCAGTTTTCTTTTTAGAAACTTTTTTAGCTGTTTTCTTTTTTTTCATTCCGTGCATCATTTTACCACCTCCACATTTCATATTAACATTTCCATCTTCTTCGTGCCTGACGAATACGACTGTTAGGGTCGTTTTTCGTTTTAGCACTACTTCTTTTAAGTTGTCCTAGCGATCTAGCACAATAAGATTTTCTTCGTTTAGCCGCCTTGCTACCTTTTTTAACTTTACCAGTAACAGCAGTCTTTAACTTTGACTTAGGATTAGCACGCCGATATGCGGCAACACCTTTCTTGGTCATGCCTGCACCAGATTTAGTAGAGCGGTAATTACCGCCTTTACCAACAGTTCGTCTAATTACAGTCTCAGCCATTAGTCTTCCGAAATCATTGCTTCTATATATCTATACATATCCTGCATAGCGTTTCTATATGCACACTCTGTGTGGCTTAACTCACTACCTGCTTGCTCATCAATAGCAGAAAGTCTTCGCAAGTCTTCTAAAGCGGTTTGTCCCTCTGGAGATAAAAATACTCTACGATAAGCACTAATTAATTTTTGTAGTTCATTCTCCTCCACTTATGCCCTCCTGTGCTAATATGCTGTTAGGATCAACCGCTCCACTTACTTTCTGTGCGGCATCTGCCATAGCAGGCATTGCTTGCATCATTTGTTGTCGTTCAGCCGCTTCAGCTTTAGCTTCTCGATCTTCTTCAACTTCAGCAGGGTCTTTAAGAGCGTTCATACTAGAGCTGTTAGCAAACCAAATTTCTTGGAACAACTTGTCGTAGTCTACATTTTCTAGTGACTGTAATGCCTGTGGATTCATTTGAGCTAACTCACCAAATACACGCATTGTATTTACTGCACCCATAGTCTCAAAAGACTTAGTTGCTAAAGATAAACGGCCAACATAGTCAACTTCATACTCTGCCGACTGCGACAATTCTTGTGGTACAGGAGGAAGCATTTTGCGTTTCTGAAGTATATAAAATAAATGATTCATTACTGGAGTAACGTGTTCTTCAATGTATCTAGCTACAAACGGTGTAAGAGTCATTAAATCTGTAGTCATACGCTCGTTAACTTCAGTAGCAGTCATATTTCTGTACTGATCTAACGGACGGAATAGATGGTTAAAGAATGCTTTTTTAATCTGCATTTCATGCATATCATACATATCTTTAGCTAATGCAGGATTTCCGTTAGGTGCAAGCCGTTCTGGCTTTCCATTAGGATTAGTAGCACGCCACTTGATAAATGAACCCGCACGATTACTCATACCTGAAACACTATCGTCATCAGGAATCAACCATTGTGGGTTAGCCTGTTGCTCAGATGCAATCATAAGTGATCGGTATACCACGTTGGTACGCCGAGCTGTCCCTAGAACCATGCTCATAGGCGAACGACCATATATTTCTTCGTTACCGACCATAAACCGTGATACTTTAAATGGGTTGTAATCAAAGCCACTTTCTTTAATTATCTCTTTAGATTCTTTAGATACATGATAAGAAGCAAAAGGTTTTTCTGTAGCTTTTAGACTACCGTATTTAAAGTCCTCACGAGGTGCAATGTACTGAATAAACTTGTACTTATTGTCTTTCCCCATCTCCATTTCTTTAAATATCTTATCAAGTCTTGCTTCTTTTACAGCTTCTTCACCAAACTTTTGCAGCACCTGACGACCTGTAAGTGTGTATTCACGAGCCACCGTATCTACTTCGTGCAAATGATTTTCAGCAATACGAATATCATCTACAATGTAATTACGAAAACGAACTACATTGCGGTCGTCTTCTTCCATCATAAGGCAATTAGTACCGAAACATCCTAAAGAAAGCAAAGACTGAAACTCTTCTTGTGCAAAATTAGACTCTATAATTATTTTATGTGCTATACGACTCACTTCTTCAAAGTAGTTAGCTACATTTTTATTAGCCATCATCATCGGCGATGGGTGACGAAACTTAGCCCACACTGTATTAGGCGGGAACATATGCGAAAAGAATCCACTAGCAAACGAATAGTTAGCTTCAATGCAAGTATCAATCATACGTTGCGGCGGTTTTTCCTGCCCCGCTACACGAATGCGATTTATATTATCATTAGTTTGATAGCACCAGTCTGCACACTCTTGCCACAGGTTCATCCAGTTACCACGAACCGTAGAGTCCATTGACTGGTATTTCTTAATTAAAGAATTTCCGTCCATTAATAACCCATTGTACCC